TCGAACAACAGCTATACGAACTATTAGAGAAGTTCTTAAATGAGAAAAAATTTAAAGTTATTCTTAAACTAACGCCGCCTGAAGTTCCTAACTTGTATCATAACCTAACAGTCAAGCACAATGTAGAAAAGGTTGTGTTCCTAAGTGGCGGATACAGCACAAACGAAGCGTGTAACAGACTTGGACTTAACGAAAATGTAAGTGCTAGTTTTAGTAGAGCGTTATCCCAAGACCTATATTATAACTTGACAGATGAAGAGTTTAATGCTATAATTAGTAGTAACATTAAACAAATAACAGAGGCAAGTTGATGGCGAATTATATTCTAGTAGATACAGCTAACACATTTTTTCGTGCAAGGCATGTAGTACGTGGTGATATTGACACTAAAGTTGGCATGGCATTACATATTACTCTTAACAGCATTAAGAAGGCTTGGCAAGACTTTGATGGCACTCACGTCGTGATCTGCTTAGAAGGTCGTAGCTGGCGCAAAGACTATTACGAGCCTTACAAGCGTAATAGACAAGTTGCTCGCGACAAGTTAACTGTACAAGAGAGTGAAGAAGACACAGCGTTTTGGGAGATCTTTGACGAGTTTAAGAACTTTATGACAGAGAAGACTAACTGCACTGTTATTCAGCATAAACAACTCGAAGCTGATGATCTTATTGCAGGTTGGGTACAATCACATCCTAATGATACACATGTTATTATTAGTACAGACGGTGACTTTGCACAACTAATTGCTCCGAATGTAACACAGTACAACGGTGTAAGTAATACTATTATTGCACACGACGGCTACTTTGATGATAAGAAGCGTGAGCCTATTATTGATAAGAAGACTAAAGAGCGCAAGCTTGCACCCGAGCCTGACTTTATGTTGTTTGAAAAGTGCATGCGAGGCGACACAAGTGATAACGTGTTTAGTGCTTATCCTGGTGTGCGTAAGAAAGGCACTAAGAATAAAGTTGGTCTTATTGAAGCATATGCTGATAAGACTACAAAAGGCTTTAACTGGAATAACATGATGCTACAACGTTGGACTGATCATAATGGCACAGAGCATCGTGTGCTAGATGATTACAATCGCAATGTTGTACTATGTGACTTGACTGCACAACCTGCAGACATTAGAGAGATTATTGACACAACTATTGCAAACGTAGAACCTAAAGACATTAGTCAAGTCGGTATGCGTCTTATGAAGTTTTGTGCTAAGTGGGATATGCAGCGAGTTGCTGACCAGGCACAATATTATGCACCATCATTACAAGCGAGGTACCCTAAATGAATGCAAAGGAAATTATTAAGAACAAGTTTTGGATTGTCGAAGACCATGGCGAACGTGTAGGCACATTATCGTTGCGAGACGATCAATACATGTTAAGTAACAGTAACGGAACACGCTTTTTTGCTGACGAGAAGCAACTCGAGCGGTCTTTTAAAGCTAACATCAATTGGACCGACCTTGAAATTACTGAAACTATATCTAACGAAGTAAACAATTATCCTACAAGTTGTACACCGTATAATAGTATGTTTGATATTAAACGTAAGTTGCCACTGTTTACAAAAAGTGCAAAATCTAAAAGTTTGTATTGTGCTGGATATTATATTATTAAGTTTGATAAAGGATGGGTTAAAAGTTTTTGTCCTAAACAAATAACTGTAGAACGTTACGAAACTAAGGGTCCTTTTAAGTCTGAAATTGAAATGAGAACGGAGTTAAGCCGTGTCAACAAATGAGCCATTAAACACTGCTCCTATACAGCAGTTTATACAACAAACTAAAAGTGCTGACCTAAGTAATGCTAGAGAAATAAAATTAGACATTGCAAATGCAAAACGTCTAGCATTTACACTAGGTGAAGTAATGGCACGACTAAACGGTGATCTCGAAAAGATACTTGTTACTAAAGGAAGTGGGGCAGACGATATTATTCAAATTAATATGGATGCAGGTTCTAATTGGAAATAATGTACGTAGATAATACTTAAAAAAGATAAATATATGCGTAGTTAATTAAAAGGAACCACGCATATGAGCAGACCAAAGCCAGTTGTACTAATCGAATACATCGATAAAAAGACTTATAAATCAGAGCAGGTGCTCCGAGCTGAAGCAATTTGGGCAGTTTTCTATCAAGGAGCACCGTTTAACTTAAAGAGTGCAAACATGTTAACTAACTACCCAGGGCCTAAATATAAAAAAGTATCTTTTTCTAATCCTGGGCATGCCCATAATCTTGCTAAAAAACTAAACGATATGTTTAACAGTAACGAGTTTACCGTTATTAAACTTACTTCAGGCGAAATAGAAGAAGAATGAACTGGAAAGAAACATACACTCGTATCTTTTTAAAACAATCTAACATAGCTGTTACCGAAGCTACATTAAAAGAGCATATGCCAGTTTGGTGGCAAAACACTCGAGCAAAGGATGTAGGTGGACTTAGGTTAACCGACGAAGGTCTAAGATTCATAATGGAAGATTTGCAATTAACAATGTACGATGTACCGTATCCGGTCGCCTTTGAAATTACTACGCAAGTTATATTGTTTTTAGATCAATTTATTGATTGTCCCTACTACATGGGCAGGCGTGGGATATCAGTAACAAACGAAAAGAAAGCTATGGAATTGCATCTCTTTAGTGGCGATATCCGTAAGTATGGATTAACAAAGGCAATGAAAAGATCAAAAGATGATTGAATATATTGATACATGTAAGTCTCTTGTTTCAGAACTTGATCCGTTTACATTTCAACTAATTAAAAAAGACATATCTAATATCCGTAAAGAGATAAATTCAGATGAACTAGTCGGCGATGTTCTTGTGAATTTTCATCGCAGTGTTAATGAACAAATTAAGTTTCATACATTGCCAAATAGTAGAAGTGCAATAGAACGTGCAGTGTTGCAACTTATAGAATTACACGAACAACGATACAACTATCTTTCACGTATGTATAACTTTACTACTACTATCCCTGCTAATATCCCTGCTTACGAGTTTGAACGTGTATGGGTAAATTTTCAGCGACCAGGTGGATTTGTCCCATTACATCAACATAGTGGGCTGTATAGTTTTGTAATCTGGTGCGATATTCCTTATACTTTATCTAACCAAAGTAATGAATTTTCAGATGATCATAGAGTTGGAACATTTGAATTTGTTTATACAGATTGTCTTGGCAAATTATCATCACATGTATTGCCTGCGGACAAGACCTGGGAAGGACGCATTGCTGTCTTTCCTGCAGAATTGCACCATCAAGTTTATCCCTTCTATGATAGCAACGATTTTCGTGTAACAATCTCAGGAAATTTAAAATTAAACGCCAAAAGTACTTGACATTTGCTGTAATGGTGCTATAATATATGTATAGTTTAAATAAAGCAACGCAATAAGAGGGTACTACAATATGGAACATGCAACTCGCACAGTTACACCAAATGGCGCAAAAGCAAGCATTAAACATGCTCTTAAGAAGAAGCGTCCTATTTTCCTTTGGGGAGCTCCGGGCATTGGTAAATCAGACATTATTCGTCAAATTACTAATACATTTTCAAATTCACATTTAATTGACATTCGTTTGTCTCTTTGGGAACCTACAGATATTAAAGGTATTCCATACTTTGACAGCAATTCAGGTACAATGGTTTGGGGTGCACCTGAAGAACTTCCAAGCGAAGAGTTTGCTGCTCAGTTTGATCATATTGTTCTTTTCTTAGACGAAATGAACTCAGCAGCACCTAGTGTGCAAGCGGCAGCATACCAGCTGATTCTTAACCGTCGTGTTGGTACTTACAAGCTGCCAGACAACGTAATGATTGTTGCTGCTGGCAACCGCGAAGCTGACAAAGGTGTTACTTATAGAATGCCTGCTCCGTTAGCTAACCGCTTTATCCACTTAGAACTTGCTGTTAACTTTGATGACTGGTTCCAGTGGGCTGTGGATAACAAAGAGCACAGAGACGTAGTAGGATTTTTGCAATTTAGCAAAAAAGATCTTTATGACTTTGATCCTAGAGCGTCTAGTCGTGCATTTGCAACACCTCGTTCATGGTCGTTTGTTAGCGAGTTGTTAGAAGACGACTTAGACGAAAGCACTACAACTGACTTAGTAGCAGGTGCAGTCGGTGAAGGTCTTGCTGTAAAGTTTATGGCACACCGCAGAGTTGCTTCAAGCATGCCTAATCCAACTGACATTCTTAAAGGTACTGTTAAGGAGTTAAAGACTAAAGAAATTAGTGCTATGTACTCACTAACTGTGTCATTATGTTACGAACTAAAAGAAGCATGTGACGCAAACGATAAGAAGTTTGACGACAAGGTTAATAACTTCCTGCGCTTTTCAATGGATAACTTTGACACTGAATTAGTTGTAATGGGCATCAAACTTGCTCTTACACAGTACTCACTACCAATCGATCCTGACGAAGTAGAATGCTTTGATGAATTCCACGAACGCTATGGCAAGTATATTACTGCCGCGCAACAGGCATAATCAATACTAGAACGAGCTCATTGAGCTCGTTCTTTCTGGTTGACATATCTGTAAATTAATGTTATAATGTATATATAAGTTAACAAAGGGGCAATACAATGGCTACTAAAGATACTGCAAGTAAACTAAAAAACTTTACACCAAATCCGGATATTACCGAAGACGAACTAGCTGTAATGCGTGTAGAAGTACTTGACCGTATTATTGTAGCTCGTGTAGGATTGCTACTACGTCATCCGTTTTTTGGTAACATGGCAACACGGTTGCGCATCCTAGCAGCAGATGATTGGCTTGGTACTGCTGCTGTTGATGGTCGTAACTTATACTACAACACACAATTCTTTAATGCAATGAATAACAAAGAAATTGAATTTGTTGTTGCACACGAAATTTTGCATATGGTATTTGATCACATGGGGCGTAGAGAAGACCGCGATCCTATGATCTATAATATTAGTGCAGACTATATTGTAAACAATACCTTAGTACGTGATCGTATTGGAACTATTCCAAGTATTGTACAATGTTATCAAGACTTCAAATACGAAGGTTGGACAAGCGAAGAAGTATACGATGATGTATACGAGCAAGCAAAACAAAATGGCGAAGAGTTCCTAAAGCAATTAGGTGAAATGCTAGATGAACACCTTGATATGGACGGTGAAGACGAAGGTAGTTCAGACGGTGAAGACGAAGGTGAAGACGTTAACGGCAACGCTACAAGTAAAAAACAGCCCAAATACACTGAAAGTGAAATGAAGCAGATTAAAGATGAGATCAAAGAAAATATGATCTCAGCGGCACAGAGTGCAGGAGCAGGTAATGTTCCAGGTGAAGTTGCACGTATAATTAAAGAGCTTACAGAACCTAAAATGAACTGGCGTCAACTTATTCGTCAACAGATTCAAAGTACTATTAAAAGCGACTTTACCTTTAGTCGTCCTAGTCGTAAGGGACAAATGAGCGGTGCTATCTTACCCGGTATGAACTTTGCTGAAACTATTGATATTTGCGTAAGCATTGATATGTCAGGTTCAATTGGCAATAAACAAGGTGCAGACTTTTTAGGCGAAATCCAAGGTATTATGGAAGAGTTTCCAGACTATAACATTAAAGTGTGGTGCTTTGATACTAGAGTATATAACGAGCAAGAGTTCACAGCAGATGGCGGTGAGGACTTACTTGACTACGAACTAATGGGAGGCGGTGGTACAGACTTTATGTGCAACTGGACTTACATGAAAGAACACGATATCCAGCCTAAGAAGTTCATTATGTTCACAGATGGATATGCTTGGGATAGCTGGGGTGATCCAGATTACTGCGAAACAGTGTTTGTTATACACTCACACCGTGATAAGAACTTAGAAGGACCATTTGGAGTAACTGCGCACTACGAGGACGCAGCTTAGTGCAAAAGAAACAAGATCCTAACCCTTTAAACTTTTTTGATATACGTATTCAAAGTAAGCCGTGTGTTCACTTTGAATACGTAAATATTCCTGTAAGATATAACTTACAACAATCAATTATTAAATGGATTACTGAAAATCTAAAAGGTAGGTTTTACGTTGGTACAACTATTGCGTTAACTAATACAGACGATTTAGAAAGAGTCATTAGAATAGGATTTGAAGATGCTAAAGAGTGTTCCTATTTCACTTTGGCATGCCCACATTTAAAATATAATTAAATACAATAACACTTATAAAGGAGAACTACAATGAGTGAAGATAAAGCAGTCGAAGCTGAAGTGGTCGACAATACTGCACAAGAAGCAGCAGCAGAATTAACCGTAACTGATTTAACTGCTCTAAAGCAAATTATTGATGTTGCAAGTAGTAGGGGTGCATTTAAGCCCAATGAGATGATGACTGTAGGTCAGACTTATAGTAAACTAGAGTCATTTCTTAGTGCGGTGTCAGCACAGCAACCCCCAGCACAAGGAGAAAAATAATGGCGTTAAAACATATAGGTCGCGTTAAAGCGAATCAAAGAAAAGTAGTAGTAGCATACAGAGTAGTTCCGGGAGAACCTGAACAATGTCTTATTGTACAGACTGAAAACTTATCAGCAGACGATCACGATTCATTAATGAAAGCAGTTGAATCATCATCTGGCCAAGAAGCATATGAGTTTGGTGAAGCTATGGCTAGAACTACATTACCAGACGGTAGAAACATGTTAACTGGTTTTCATACAACTGGAAAAATGCGTAAGTTTCCTACAAACTTAATTGAGATGCAGCCTGATAGGCAAACTAAGATCATGTTAGATGAACTTAATAGAATTATTGCTGAACAAAAAGGTGTTACTATTAACGATCTTGCGCTTAAAGGTCCTGATGGCGAAACTACAGCTTCTGAAACACCATCATCAGATCCAGTAGCAGCATATACAACTGATCCAGTAGTAGAAGCTTCTCCAGAAGTTACTCCTGATATACTGACTGATGATTTACTTGCTAAACAATATCGTTCGCAAGCAGATCGTCTAAGCAAAGAAGCAGCAGAGTTACGCAGACAAGCTGAAGATCTTGTGCCAACTAAAAAGAAAGCAGCGCCTAAGAAGACTGCTGCAAGTGCCTAAAAAGAAAAGTCTCCCGCAAGAAGTAGTAGATTTTTGGCCAGAAGTATTTAAAGACATTAGTATCGATGTAGTGCCTATTGAATATTTAGATAGTGTTCTTGTACATTTTGAAGACGGAAAGGTATGGGAAATTGATGTTAAAAGTTCTCTCAAGAAGCCGCATCTCGATATAGAAACTGCTATGGCAGACTTATTCGACGAGTACGAAGAAGTTATAACTAACATTGACTTTAGAATGGATACTGAAAAAGTCAAACGAGATGTTCAACGCCGTGTTGGTGTGTTTATGAAGAAACGAAAGTAGTCTTTCTTATCAAAAGCATAAATACATGTAACAACGGATTCAGGAGTTTATAGATGGCTTTACAAGTTAGACGCGGCACAAATGCAGAACGATTGGGAATAACCCCGGCACTAGGGGAATTAATATTTACCACCGATTCGAAAAGACTGTACGTAGGTGACGGTTCGACCGCTGGCGGACTTGCATCTGCAGGTTTAGAATCATTAATAGCAGATACAACACCTCAGCTAGGTGGCAACTTAGATTTAAATGGTCAAAGCATTACTGGTACTGGAAGCATTAATATAACAGGCACAATTAGTGCTAGTGGCAATATTAACTTAGGTGACGGTGTCGCCGGTGATGTACTTGTTATAGGCGGATCAATACAAGGACATTTAGTTCCGGATACAGACATTACTTGGAACTTAGGTTCAGGATCAAAGCAGTTTAACGAAGCATGGATTAGTCAGCTTAATGTAGAAAACCAACTTACTGTTGGAAGAATCATGGGCTCCTTAATTGCAGACGATAGTACTGTAGTATTTGACTCAGAAACTGGCTTAGTTACTGCAGACCAACTTACTGGCACATTACCGGCAGGGGTTATTCCTGCTGCAATGACATCTAACATAACTGGTAACTTAACTGGTAACGCTGACGGTGCGCACACAGGTACATTTGATGGTGACATGACAGGCTCACTATTTACTGACGATAGTACGTTAGTAGTAGACGGAGTTAATGGATCCATGCATGCTTCATCATTTATACCAAATGGTGATCAAATTAAAGTAAGTTCACTATCAGCAGCTACTAGTGTAAAACAACAAATTATATCATTAGACTTAGACAGTGAACTTATTCTTACTAGAAAATCTGCATCAGATTTAAGTGCAAGTTCGGCAACGTTAGGCACAATATCATTCGGAGTAGAAGATTCGAACGGTGCAAAATCAGGTGCAATTATACTTGGTAACAGAAATTCACTATATCTAATGGCAGATAGTACTGGAGTATTTACAGATGCGACACTAGCAGTAACACTAACTGACGGTAAACTAGCAGTAGGTAGCTTTGGTCCTGCAACAGAAAAACTTGATGTAGTAGGAAATATTAAAGCAAGCGGGTCAATTCAGCCAGGTGTGTATGCTGATAATACTGCACGTGACGCGGCAATTACAAGTCCAGTAGCAGGTATGATAGTGTTTAACACAACAGGTACTAAATTCCAAGGGTACACTGGTAGTGCTTGGGCAGACTTAAACTAAAAACTAGTCTAACATAAATTAACAAAAGGCACGCTATGTGCCTTTTTCTACCTTAGAAGCATTAAAATACGTTAAATACTATATAAAAGTAAGAGGTGTATATGGAAATATTAATTGCAATAATTATAGGTATCTTATGGAGTCAAGTGATCAGTCACTGGGGCGCAAGTATATTGCTTCATAGATACTACTGTCATAAACAATTTAAAGTACCAGTATGGTTTGAAACTATCGGATTGGCAATGCTAATGGTAGCGTGTATTCGTACACCAATTGGGTGGATTGCTAGCCATAGAATGCACCATGCACACAGTGATAGTAAAAATGATCCGCACTCAGCTAAACATGTTGGGTATTGGAGAGTATTATTCACTACATGGAATATACCTAAAATTCCTATGAAGTATGCACGTGACCTATATGCTAATAAACAATTAGTCTTTTGCCACAAGCACTGGCTTAAAATATTAATTGTTGTAAATATTGTTAGCTTTCTTATTAGTCCGTACTTTTGGATTGCATTTTGTGCGACACCGTTTATATTTGCTAAAATAGGATTCGGCCTACTTAATACAGTAGGACACAAAGTCGATGGCGGTGCCGACGTTCCATGGTTAAATTTGTTTATTGCCGGTGAAGGTTATCACAGACAGCATCACAATAACTTCCGTAGAGTAAGATTGCACAAATGGGACACTGCTGGATGGATTGCTGAAAAACTTTTTGTTATAGAAAGATAATTATGAATAAAAAAAACTTACCAACTATAGCTGATCTAGGATTAAATATTGATCTAGAAAAATTAAGGCATGCAACAGATACTCTTGCTGAGAAGTTTGTTGATGTGCGTACAGCTAATCCAGGCCTTTGTATGAACCACGAAGACCTAGTTAAGGATGTATACGACAACTTTGAACAGATAAACCTAACTACGCCCAGTGAAGTATTACCGCACACAGCCAGCATTAAAGAGCGTCTAAGACGCCGCGAGGAGCACTTGTATAGTGTACCTACTGAAGAATATTTAGGTAGCATATTTGAAGCAATAGTAACACAATGTAAAGCGCCAGCAAGCCGTATACGCATTACTAAACTTGCGCCTGGCAAAACTATACCTTTCCATGTAGACTACGATGTAAGCTACGCTGTGCGCTGTATAGTACCCATATACGGCGGAAGTAATGTTGTAAACTTATTTAAACGTGATGGAAAACTTGAAGCGTACAATCTAGAAGATGGTACTGCAAACTTCCTTAATATTGGTTATCCACATGCTGTTGTTAATATGAGTAACAAGCCTCGTATTGCACTAATGTTTAGCTTAGATGGGACGGATGACATTGCAGGTTTATAATTATACAGATACTGAATTAAAAGACCTTGCAACTAAAATACAAACACAAGGCCTGTCAATACTTCACGAACAACAGTTTACTGAATCACAGATTGTAGAGTTCTTTAAACGCATAGGCGAGTGCGAAGCACCTGGCTTGTTTATGAATCCTAAGGATCACCCAGAGTTATTTTTAGTGTCAGATAGAAAAGATGAACACGGCAACAAGACAGGAATGTTTGGTGGCGGCGAACTTGGCTGGCATTCAAACGGCAATAGCAGACATCTTATTGATAAGATTCTTATTGGACTATACTGCATCAAAGGTGATCCAAATACAACTCTTAGTATATGTAATACAAGCGATCCGTTTTATGACTTGTCAGAAGAGGATCAAGCATACTGGAAAAGCATTACAATTAGATTAAAGTTTCAAAACGATACAATGTATCACTTAGACGATGACGATCCTGAACTTGAGTTTATGAGTAAGAACAAGGGTAGTATTAGACCGTTAGTTGGAACACACCCGCATACAGGCAAAGACTACTTCTACTTTCCTTATCACTTTATTATTAAAGCCTGGCAAGGTAAAACTCCAGTAGACCATAACGAAATAATCGAACGCTTAAAACCTATTATATTTAAAAGCCGTTATCAAACACATCACGTATTTGCCGAGGGCGATCTATTAATGATGGATCAGTTTACTACATTGCATAGGCGTACACCAGTAATGGGTGATAGATTATTATGGAGAGTAGCAAGTGACTATTCAAAAGTCTGAGCTAAGAAAATACCCTTATGTAAACGTGCCACGCATTAAAGATGTTGAAACGTTGTTACACACACAAAAAGCATCTGATACATATTTTGTTCGAGGTAGTGGCGATGCAACAAAGGCGTTAGATGAAGTTGAAGCTACTCATAGACAATGGGTAAGTAAGATGGTTGATCTATCTGACTTTCCGTATTGCTATTTTGTTAATGGTGCAACAGATGCAATACATCATTGGGTGTTGAATAAAAATACTCCATGGCAATACATGGAAGGTGAATACGAATACGCCGGCATGATAGGTCCTAAGGGCACAAGTGTATGTGATGTCCCGGGGCAATTCATGAATGAAACTACACATAGAGCAGGACTGTCTGCAAAGATACATCCACAAAATCCTATGTATATTTCAATTCCATCAGCAGCAGACGGTAATATATTTTATCCGAACGTTAGTAGCTGGAACAATAAACCTCCTGTTATACTAGACTGTACATACGTTAGTTCTACTAATATTAAAACAATAGAAGTTCCTAAGACTACAGAACAAGTATTTTTTAGCTTTTCTAAGGGATTTGGATTAGTCGGGCAACGCTTAGGATTAGTATACACTAAAGAGCCACACCCAACATTACATCGCTTAAAAGAATTTGAAAATTGGAATTACGGTGGTGTAAAAACTATGCAACTAATGATGGATAACTTTGCTGTAGATACAATGTGGAATAGATATAGAAGTAAACAGTTAGAGATATGTAAGGAGTATAACTTTACTCCTTCAGATTGTTTCTACCTTGCAACAACCCACGATAAGTATTACACAAGACGCAGACGAATGAGATGGAATGACTCTGCTAGGATTTGTATAACACCGTTATTTGAAGGAATTTTATTATGACAAAACAAATATTAGACTACACTAATGACGAATATATAGAACTAGTTAAAAAGATTGTTGAAGGCGGTTCTACTGTACTACATGATCAAAATTTAACTAGGCAAGAACTAGCGCAAGTGTGTGCTAGAATGGGCGAAGTTGAAGAACTAGACTATTTTATGAATCCAAAAGATAGTCCGCAAATTAGTATTGTATCTGGTAAAGTAGTTGACGGTGTTGCAATAGGTATGTTTGGTCCTACTGAATTAGAATGGCATGCTAACGGCACTGGTAGATATAACTTCAAAGAAATTTGCGTAGGCTTATATTGTGAGACTGAATGTGTTGACACAGTTCTTAGTATTGTAGATCAGTGTGCAGCATTTCAGGAATTATCAGAAGACGAAAAAAAATATTATAGAAGCATTGACATTAATCTTAACATGGAAGGTCCTCGTGCAAGAATTTGGCGTGACGACGGGGTATATTCCAAAGCATACAAAAGTCAAGGTGAAGCAGATTTTAAAACCGGACAAGAGCATTACCAAGAAACAATTGATAGGAGACCGCTAGTCGCAAAGCACCCTGTTACTGGCAAAGAATATTTTTACCCTATGTTTATATACCTATACAAAGCGTACTATAAGGATGGCACAGAAATTGAAAACTTCCAAGAATTTTATGATAAGCTGTATAGTGTAGTAACTCGTTCAAAATTTATGTTCCATCATGTATTTAGAAAAGGCGACTTACTGTTTATGGATCAGTTACTCACTAGCCACAGACGTTCAGCAGTAAAAAATACAGAAAGACAGTTATGGAGAACAGCATTCGACTATTCCCAAACAGTTAATAATTATACTCCGGTGGTATTTACATGAAACAAAAATCTACTAATAGACAGATTCCTTGGCCTAATATAAGAACAGAAGTTGATGCTAATAACAAGCAAGCAGTACCATTGCATAAAGACTATGCAATGAATGACATGTGGTATTTAGATACAGATGAAGCATATCCGATGTTTGAAAAACAAGCAAGGATAATTAAAGACCGTAAATATAAAGGTATTATTGATGTTGGATGCCGACATGGTCCTGTTAATAAGATTCTACAACAAGATTTAGATTATACAGAATATTCATATTTTGGCTTTGATACTTCAAGCGAGCCTATTGATATAGGAACAACAACATGGCAAGATCATAAAAATATTAACTATAAAAACATAAGCTGGGGGGACGAATTCTTTGTAGATTTTAAAGTCGACGTTATGATTTTTAGCGGAGTATTGCTTTACATCAAAGATCAAACCGAGCGAGAATTATTTTTTAAGAATATTATGGAAAAACATCAATGCAAAAATGCAATTATTCAAGAGCCGTATCACTACCAGCGGCACTGGGATGACAGATTTGAATTGCAGTGTATAACTAAAAATGGCTTAGATTTCTTAAATAAGGATTATACTGTAGATCTACATTACTTAGATCTACCAATATTCGCAGGGAAAAGGGTGTTATATGACGTCAGTTCTCGCACTTAGTACAAGCCAATGTCCGCAGAGTCTAAACTACAGAGGCCTTCAATTATTAAAT